CAAGCAGACTTCTAGCCTTGCTCAGCGATGCTGCCATGCCGAATTTGTCAGCCTCTGCACTGTAGCACAGCCTCGCCTTGCCTCCGACACCGATGTACATCTTCTTGACCTTGCGGGCCGTGCCGCCGATGCCGATGTAGGCTTTCTTCATCTTGCGGGCTTTGCTGCCAACGCCCACATAAACTGCTTTTGCCATTTTGAAGTTTCACCTCCTCAGACATAAACTACAAGGAGTTTTCCGTTTGCAAGTGCGCTTCCTGCACCCGGGTCATTCGTTTGGCTGGCAAAGCTGTCGGCTTTTCCCTTCAGCTTGCCGTCCGTTTCGGTCTTCGTGTATACCATTTTGAATTTATCGCCCACCGCCTTCGCGTCCGCAGGTACATCCTCGGTGGTCAGTGTCTTGTCGGTAAGCAGGTTGAAAGTCCCGTCGCTTCCGACACTCATAGGGCCGTATGCCATGCTGTCGTCTCCTTATGCATATACGATGAGCACCTTGTTGGTGGCAAGGCTGCTTCCTGCGCCCGGGTCGGTGGTTTGGGCGGCAAAGGTCAGGCCGTTGACCGAGTTGGCCGTGCCGCCCGCACTCGAAGACCCGGCATAGTTGTGGGTGTGGGAACTGTTGGCTTTACCGTTGAGTTTGGTGTTCATCTCGCTTTCGGTGTAGTACCGGTCGTCATGGGTATGGCTTGCGTTCGCCTTCCCATTCAGCTTGGTGTTCATCTCGCTTTCGGTGTAGTACCGGTCATCATGGGTATGGCTGGACGCCGCCTTGCCGTCCAGGAGGCCTTTCAGCACCTTGCCCTGATTTGCGCTCAGACTCTGGTCGGTGGCTGTGCTGGTCAGGTTGTCCTGCACGCCGCGCCAGGTGTCGGTGTCCGTGAACTTTGCATCCGCAGGCACACTCTTGCCCAGCGTGTAGGGCATAACGACCGGCACACCATCCTTGAAGTATACGCCCTGTGTGGAGGAACCCGCGTTCGTGTTCAGTTTGTTGGCTGAGTTTGCCGCACCGCCCGCGCTGGACGAACCAGCGTAGTCATGCGTGTGACTGGCCGCTGCAAAGTCGCCCGCATTCTTTGCCGCAGCCGTGCCGAGGGCAGGAAAGTCTGTGATGTCCGACTTTGTGTGCTTATGCCCTGCGGTCGGCAGTCCCTGCAGCTTTTGGTCGATCTCCGCTTCCGTATAATACCGGTCGTCGTAGTTGAGACCGGCCGCAAAAGCCTGCATCGCCTCGTCCAGCCCGTCCACCAGTTCCGCCTTGGTCACTGGATAGATAAGGAACTTGTTGCCGTTTTTATCGACATAAGTCATCAGGCCCTTCGTTTCTGTAGTAGCCAAAAACTCACATCCTTTCCGAAACCTCTCTTATATCACTCGATGATCTGGAACCACATATCCCCTGCCTTCAGGCCTGCGGGCTGGTTTGCCTGTGCGTAGATGATGGGGACAGAAATATTCACGCTCTTGTCGGCGCCGATGGTCTGCGCAGTGCCGTTCACCTTGATGCCATCGATCTTGTTCACCTGCGCACCGGCAGCGATTTTGCTCAGCTTCTGCTTCTCGGCAGTGGTGTAGTCGTTGGTGGACAGGCCCTTTCCGGTCTCCTTCTGGACATAGCCGGTCAGGTCCACCGCGGTGTCGTCCAGCTGCTCCATGGTGTAGCTGCCGCTGCTGCCCTTGATCTTGGCGTAGATGTCATAGTGCTTGGTGGTGGAGTTCATCACCAGATACAGGATGTTCTCCTGTGCAGCATCGACGGTGGGTACGGCGCTGACCTTCTGATAGCTGGCGTGGCCGGTCTTGGAGATGGCAGTCTGGACCGCAGTGGCCACCTCAGTGTCGGTCTGATACTTCTTGTCGTTGGTCAGGTCGCTGGTCTTGGTAGGGACGGTGATGTTGACGCTCTTGTCGGCGCCGATGGCCTGCGCAGTGCCGTTCACCAGGATCTTCTCGATGATGTTCGGCTGTCCTCCGGCTCTTTCGAGGCTCTGCACCCGTGCCGTCAGGGCGGCAAAATCAGTCACGACCTTTGTGCCAAAAGCTTCCAGCTGGCTGAGCTTTGCAAATATCACTTCGCCTGCCATTCGTCACCCCTCCCCGAAGACACGAACCATCATGGCATCAAACTCGCTGTCGGTCGCAGCTCTCGTCGAGATGCTGCCGCCGCTGGTCACATTCATGCCGTCGCCTATTTTGACCAGACCCAGCTTGTCCCGGGTCGCAGGGGTGTTGACCGGCTCTTCCTTCTTGATGAGCGCCACGATGACATCGATGTTCGCCGTCGGCTTCCGCACGGCATAAAAGCGCACATAGCCGTCATAGGTCTCTATCATGCTGGCCAGCCCTGCCGGAGAAGCCGCCTCGAAGTTCTCGAGAGCGGTGGTCCCCAGCGGAGTCATGGTCGAAAGGCATCCCGGCACTTCCACATCGCAGTAATACTGGTTCGGCCCGATGGCAGACTCCATTTTGACCCAGTCGCGGACGGGCAGGGTCAGCTCGTAAGAAGTCGTCCCCACCCCAAAAATCGTTAGCACCAGCTCGATGTCCTTCGTCGGCACCCGGATGGCAAAAAGCCGGAGCGCGCCATTTCGCGTCTCGACCGCATTCGCCAGCCCTGCCGCCACCGCTGCCGCATAGCTTTCCAGCCCGGTCGAACAGAATGGCGAATGTCTCTCCGTCAGGTCGGGGACTGCGATGTCGCAATAGTATTGGTATGGCCCCTTGGCAGGAGAAAGTTTCTTCCAGCCGCCCTTCAGAGCCGTCAGGTCATAGGACTTGTAGTAGCCGCCACTATATTCCGATTTGGCTTCTACAATGACGTTTTTCGCCTTGTCCGAATATCGCTTTGCCGAATCCTCGCTGCTTTTGGCATTCGTCTCGCTCTTCTTTGCAGCTGCAGCGCTTGCGGCAGATTCGCTTGCGCTCTTTGCGGAAGCATCCGCACTTGCCTCGCTCCGGTTCGCACTGGCTTCCGACTGGCTGGCCGATGCTTTCGATTCTGCCGCGCTCTGCTTCGACTCTGCGGCGCTTTTCGCCGAGGCGTCTGCACTGTTCTTCGAATCTGAGGCTAGTTCTTTCATCCGCTCGATACCCAGCCGCACCATCTCGATAACGGCTTCCATTGAGCGCGCGATGTATTCGCGTACCTGTACGCCATAAACGGCCTTCCGCACACCGTGTACCGACGATGTCAGCAGGGCAACGACTTCGCTGTATGTCATATTTCGCCACCTCGTTTTTATTTTGAATTTTCAGCTCGACGAATCGTCCTCGTTCACATGACCTATCAGTCCGAACAGCGCGTTCTTCACGTTGTTTATCGCACTCGTGATGGCGTCCACCCGCTTCGAGAGCTTCTTGCTCGTCAGTCCAAAGGTGAACTGCTTGTTGTCCGGGCTGTCCAGCGGGAGTTTCAGCTTGGTGCATATCATCCAGCGGTCCATCTCGTGGGGCTGTGAGAGGATGTGCGTCCGCAGCAAAAAGCCCAGCTTGCCCACGTTCTCACCCGTGTCCCTTCTGTCAAAGGCTTTGACGGTCAATGTCGGCTCGATGACCTGCTTGTAGTCGTCCAGCTGTTCCTGTGCCGCTTTTTTCAGCGAGTCTGCGGTCGATTTCTTGCCGTCCACGTAAATATGCCGGGAGCATAGCCCGTAAGCCGCAATGGACAGCGTGTTCTGTGCGGTAGCCGTGATGGTCTCGTAAGAGGTGCGCGAGAATATCCACCAGCCTTTTTTCACGGTCGAGATGCCGTGGGCCGTCACGCTGTTCACGAGTTCCGAGGTGCGCTTTTCTTCCTGCATCAAATCGAGCATGTTCACACCGTACTCGATGGTCTGGTCGGTCGTGGGCATGTCCTCATCGGTCATGTAGTCGTAGTAAAAAAAGTAGTCCTCCGTGCCCGGGTCGTTGGCGAGCCGCAGCCGGAGGTATCCGTCTTTTCCTTTCTCGTGTTCCAGCAGGTATGTCGTCAGGATGGTCCAGAAACTCACAAACTGGTCGCCCGAGTCCGTGGTGTCGATGCTCTGGCTCTTCACGGTCACGTTCCCGCGCTCCATGCAGTTCACAGGGCTGTTCCCTTTGTCTGCTTGGTTCGGCTTCAGCGCAATGGCAAGGATGCTGTGGTTCGCACCGTCCGTCGTCTGATACGTTCCGCCCGTGAGCCTTGTCTGCATCTGGCTCAGCTCGTTCAGGATGCCGTCGGCCGTGATGGTCTTGCTTAAATCGAACTCCCGGTTCGTCTCGGTCACACGCCCAAAGAAGATGCATTCCCCGTCCTCTTCCACCATCATCCACGTCTCTCCGACTTTGATCTCGTCGTAGTACGGATTCTTTACAGTGCCAAAGCGCGTTTCTGCCTTGTAGGGTACTTCACAGGTAAAAGTGCCGGGCTCTTTGTTTTCCAGATCCACCACCGGGTCTGTGAGGATGCCTTCCGTCTCTTCTCCCTCGACCGCATCGCCGTAGGAGTCGTAGACGAGGGTCTTCTTTTTCCACCGGAACCGTGCCTGTGTGCTCGACTTAAACACCACATCCACCGTTCCAGCATATACTTTGTATCTCATAAAAACGCCTGCCTGCACTCTACGTTCACCGTGACGTCCTCGTCTGCCTTTATCACAACGGTCCGCCCGATGTTCTCAAGGTCAGAGGCTATCACGCCGATATTCGTTCTCTCGCCCGGCGTCAGCACAGCGCCGTCGCCTGCATAAAAGCTCATAGTTCCGCCAAAGCAGGCCCTCTTTCCGGTCCCGGAGCTGAGTTCGCCGCCTCGTGCTATCGAGATGTAGCTGCTGTTGTTTTTCAGCGTCTCGCTGTCGGCGATGCTCGCCCCAAAGAATTCCAGTCCGCTTGTCTTGCTCGCTACCACAAGCTCGTAGTCCGTATTCGGCTCAAGCTCTGCGCTCAGTGTCCCGCCCAGCGTGATGGTCTTGCCGTAGTAGTCCTCGATGCCGTTCGTCCACACCAGCGAGGCCAGCAGCACCGAGCTTCCTTTTTTTCGTACCGAGAGGCTCACCTGCTTCTCGCCCTTGTCCCACCAGAGGCCCGCAAAAGTGTTGCGGGGGTTCTTGAAATAGACTGGCATTTCCACTGTCCGCAGCGAGAGCTTGTACGAAAGCACCTTAAAGGGGTATACCAGCTCCGTCTGACTCAGCCCGTCGGTGCAGTCCACCTTTGTGCCGTACTTTTCGCTCACAAGGGTGAAATTCGTTCCATTTTGATTTTCGAGGCTCGCTGTTGCCTTTCCGCTCGAGGTCACGTAAACGCCCGTGGGCTTGTCTGAGTCCACCAGCGGGAAGGTCTCTTCTTTTCCTGCGGCGATGGCCACGCCCTTCATCTGCCTTGTCGCAAGGTCTGTCTCAAAACAGAAGGAGTCCCACAGCCAGTCACCGTTCGGCTCCACCACAAGGTATTTGTAGGGGTAAAACTGGTATCGCAGGGTTATTTTCGCATGGTCGTACTGGTAGGTGGGCTTTCCGCTCACCCACACTCTACCCACGTAGTAAAACTGCGGGTCATCGTCCAGTATTATCTTTGTCCGGAACGGTTGCTTCATCTTGGCTATCAGTTTCTGCTGTATCTCGAGGTAGGCCATACTGCCCACCGGGCCGTAGAAGTTCTTTTCTTCCTGATACCGCTCCGTGTCCAGCCAGAACTGCCAGCTTCCTTCCCGCGAGCCGAACACCGGGTATCCGGTCAGCCCGTGTGAAAGGTCTGCTTCGCCGTTCATTCCCTCAATGTCGAGGGTCTTCGTTTTCTCTATCGGCGGCTGTACGACCGGCCGACAAATAGGGATCAGATAGAGGTCCCGCCAAGTATGTAATCCGTCAATGGTCACTCCGTGCAGTATCGTCTCCATCTGGTCCCCTTTTCTCGGTCGCTCATGGCGGAGCCAGACTGTAGGCTATCGTCGCCTTTATCTGTCCGCTCTCGTCCGTTGTGTAGCCGCTCACCCAGCAGCGCCCCTTGTATGTTTTTATGCTCCCTTTTCCGTCCGGTACGTCCACCAGCACCCGCTTTCCCTGCAAAAAATGCAGCAGCGTGTGGTAGGTGCTCGTCCATGTCCGCTCCGTCACGGCATAGCCGCGGTCTTCCCGGTTGATGGGCGGGTCGATATAGCAGTCCCAGCAGGAGTGGGCTTTCTCGTCAAGCACATAGTAAAACTCCCAGCTTCCCTCGGCGTTCTTGAACACACGGTCTTTCAGCGGGGAGTATTCGATGGCACCGTGCCATGGCGCCGCTATCAGCGTCCGGACGGCCTCTTCGTTCGGCTCCACAAAAAGCGGCCCAGTCGGCACAAGGTCAAGGTCGGCTGTGCGCAGAGTCTTTACCGGGGCTTCTGCGGGGATGCGGAACACGAGGCCCGTGTACCCGGCAGCACTTCCCGGCACCACCGTCTCGTAGATGCTCATGGCTCAGTGTCCTTTCTCGATGATGTCACCCACAACGTCGTCGATGTCGCTGCGTATCTCGCCCACGAACTTCCGGCCGTTCATCACGACTTTCATGCCCTTCACGGACTCTGCCACCCGGTCGATGCGCTCGCCAAGGGTCTTCACGGCCTCCACCACATCCCGGTTCGACTGGGTCTGTGCGGGGGCAGTTTCGTATCCATTTTGATTTCTCGAGGGGGTCTCGGCCCTGCGTGCCATCCGTCCGGTCACAGTCGCCGCCATGCTGATGGTTCCTTTCCGGTCTGCAAAGGCGCTGTTCAGCCACGCGCTGCTCCTCGATGCATCCGAAAGGTCTACCACCGGGGTGATGCTGGGATGGTTGTCAGTCGAGAGATGATCTGCAATGGCGTTTATCGTCGCCAGCGCACTGCGGGTGACAGCTCCGCCCACTTCGTCCATGCCCTTTTCTGCTTCGCCTTCGGTAGAGACGATACCTCTGGTCAGGCCTTCGACGACGTATTCACCGATACCGGCCATGACCTTCGAGGGCGAGTGGATGCCGAGGATATGCTTGAATCCGCTGATGATGGCATAAGCAGGGCTCAGAGCCACTTTCAGGCCAAATTTGGCAGCGGATTTCACGCCGGTGGCAAGGCCGCTCATGAGGTTTCCGCCAATGCTCTTCATGCCGTCCCAGAGTCCCGAAGCCTTCTCCTTGATCCAGCTCCATGCGTTTCCGACGGCTTCTTTCACCTTGTCCCAGTTCTTCACCACAGCAGTACCCACGGCGACCGTTCCTGCGATGACAGCAGCAGCCAGCAGTCCGTGAGGCCCAAGTCCCGAGGCCACCTTGGCAACGCCCATGCCCACCTTGGCCAGGACTCCCGAGGTGGCAGCTCCCGCAGTGGTGGCGGCTGCCTTGGCAACTCCCGCCGCCTTGGCAACAGTGGTCACACCGGAGGCCACATTGGTGGTGGCAGTCCCTACGCTGTTCAGCACCGGGATGAGTTTTGTCGCTCCGCTGGCTCCTGCGGCCGCTTTCGATGCTCCGCCCAGAAAGCTCTTCGCGGCGGACGCCCCGCCCTTGAGCCACTGCCATATGTTCGAGAGGAGATTGCCTGAGCTTCCGCTTCCGCCGAGGTCGATGCTTCCAAAAAGCTTCGTCAGCAGTTGTGCGAACAGCCCGTTTCCGCTGAAGGCCTTCTTCAGCGCGGTGCTGATGGCTTCGGTCAGGGTCTGCCCAAAGTCCGTGCCAACTACGTCGAGCACCGCAGTCAGCCCGCTGGCGACCGCGCTGGCCCAGTCTCCGCTCATGGCTGCAACGACGGTGTTGGTAGCAGCGGCCACGGTCTCGCTGGCTCCGTCCTTCATGTAGAGGCCGAACAGGTCAGAGAATCCCTGTACCAGCTTCGGGTTCATCTTCTTGGCCACCGCCATGAATCCATTTTGAATGGGCTTCCAGTTCTGGGCGATGGCGTCGCCGAACTGCATCATAGCCTTCTTCGTGGCGTCGCTCACGTTGAAAGCGTCTGCCAGATTCCCCACATAGTCCGCAAAGGTCGAGCGGGTCTCCATCATGTCCTCGTAAGCGGCCATGACAGTCTCATCGTAGCGGTTGCCTCCGGCCTGTTCGAGAGCAGTCTGGTACTTCTGCTGCATGGCCGTGACCTTGCTCATCTGCCATCTCATGCTGGTCAGTGCGCTGTTCACGCCCATCAGGGCCGTCATGGTACCCTGCGTTGCCGCTCTCCGGGCTTCGATGCTGTCCTCGCCGTACTGCTCCACCGCGCTGGCATAGGCGTCTTCCCGCCCGCTGAGGTCGCCGTCGTTGTAGAGCTTGTCCAGCAGGGTCATCCGCTTCTGCGCCATGGAGATGCGGCTGTCGTAGAAACTCGAAAGGTCGTCAAACGCCGCAAGCTGCGCCTTGTCCAGCTCGTTTTCCAGCTCCAGCTGTTCCTGCCGCGCTTCCAGATAGTCCCGGTAAGCCTGCTGGGTCACAAGGCTTGCTTCGCCGAGGGCATCCTTCGTTTCCACCCAAGCCTTTTCCGCGAGGGCGGTCTTCTCGCTCTGGATGGCCAGACGCTTGTTGATGGTCTCGATGTTCTTGTTGCTCTTCTCGGTCACGGAGGCGGTCTTTTCGTAGGTGTCCGCCCAGAGCTGGTATTCGCTCTGAGCCACCTTGTCGTCGCTCTCGTACCGTTCCAGCGCTGTTTTGTAAGTGTTCTCGAACTTCGCCTGCTGTAAGTCGAGGAGGTTCTTCTTCTCGTCCAGCAGAGTGTTGTAGGCTTCCTTCGTCTTGTCGTCGCTGGCTCCCACCCGGGAGACCAGTTCGTCGTACTGCCTCTGCGCGATGTCCACACGGGCTGTCTGCAGCTCGATGCTCTTCGCCAGCGTCTCACCCTTTTTCTCGATGAGCGCTTCAATGGAAGCAGTGTCACCTTCTCCTGCTTCCCAGAGGCTGTATTCCTTGTCGGCGGCATTCTGGAGGTACTTGTTGGACTTGAGTTCCTTCGTGTACTTCTCGGCGATAGTCTCGGCCAGAGTCTTTCCCTTGCTCGAGGATTTCTTGCCGGAAGATGCAGTGGAAGCGCCTGTACTGTCGTCGGGGAGATAGCCGCTGTACTGCTCGAGGATGAGGTCGGCATACTCGCTCGGGTCCAGGCCCTCCAGACCAAGAGCACTTCCGATCTGCTTTGAGACCCAGTCCTTTGCCTCGCCAGTCAGGCCCTTCAGGGCGTCTTTCGCTTTGATCTCGCCGCTCTGGTACTTTTGCAGCGCTTCCGTCGCCTTGTCCCACATGGAGCTGGGCTTCCAGTCCGCGCCAAGATAGGGCGTATTCCTGGCGTCTTCTTTGGCATTGGCCTTCTCGTAGTCCTGTACCGCCTGCTGGTAGCGGTTCGCCCCGAGTCCGGCTTTTCCGCTGGGGAGCGTTCCGTCCGGCATGAGATGGTCGGCCTTCATGATGCTGTAAAGCTCCAGCATCTTGTCCGAGGCCGTCTTCTTGGCTTCGTCCAGTGCCGCGCCCACAGCGTCCCTCACCTGCGAAGCGGACTCATAGCTTGCATCATAGAGCTGGCCTCTCAGGTCGGGGTCTCCGATCCCGAGGCGCAGTCCCTCCACGACGTTCCGTCCGTCCTCTTCTGCCAGCTGACTCGGTGAGTGGATGCCCCAGAAAGTCGTAAAGACGCTTCGGACGCTCTTTGCCACAGTCTGCATCGCTGCCAGTGCCCCGCTCAGAGCGCCCTGGTCCTGGATGCCGATGGCAAGGCCTTCCGTGATATACCGGCCTATCTCTTCGAAGACCTTGGAAGGACTATTGACGTCATACCCCTTCTTGGCGGCATCTATGGTGTCGTCCACCATACCCTGTACAGCGCCCGTTGCGCGGGCTTTGTTTTCCTCGACGCCCTTCGCCCCTCCGTTTGCGACATTTTCACCGATCTCCTTACCCTCTTTTTCGGCGTCGTCTTTTGCACCGGAGAACGTAAAGACATCTGCGACATTGATGCGCTGGGGTTTGAAATCGGGGTTGAACTTGAACGCCACATTTCTCTGCTGGAAGTTTCCATTGTCGCTGAACGGCGAAAAGATGTCCCGGATGCCGTCCCAGACTTGGTCTTTCAACTCCAGCAGTGCGCCCTTGATGCCATCGCCTTCGCCGCCTTCGCCGCTCCATGCCCAGCCGATGAGGTCGATGGCCGTCTGGATAAGCACCTTGCACATGGTGGTAAAGGCCTCGCCGATGGGTTCGGCGCTCTGGTTGATAGCGTTACAAATAAGCGTCACCACAGTCACCAGAGCAGCCTCGATGTCCGGCGCGGCGTTGATGATGGCCGTACACAGCGGGTCGGCAAACAGCGCCAGTGCGCCGAATATCGCTCCCGCACCGGCGAGGTAGAGCATTCCCTTGCCAAACTTGGTAAAGGCACCTGCCAGAGTCGAGAGCCCGAGTGCAAGCTCCGGGATGCAGGTCAGCAGCATACCGCCTGCAAACATCGCCATCATGGTATCGGCAAATATCCACAGCGATTGGCTCACTGCTTCCGGCTTTGCCATGCCGATGAGCTGGATGGCCGGTGCCAGCACCAACAGAGCCGCGCTCATGGCCAGCATTCCGGTACTGACGCCCATGAAGTTGACCGAACCGGCAAAGTGGCTCAGAGTGCCTCCTATGACACTTAAGGCCAGCAATATAATGCCCGCTTTTGCCATATCAGGAAGCGTGACTTTGCTCAGCATCAGGCACGCCCCGGCCACCGCCATGAGTGCATCGGCCATCAGGAAAATGCCTGCGCCCTCGCTCCATCCTGCCGAGCCGAAGTAACCGAGTGCTGCCATTGCGGCACTGAGTCCGCCAAGCACCCCAGCCGCCTTTTTTAAGCTGTCTACAGGCACGAGTGTCAGTGCCGCAGCAGCCACAGCCACTGCGTTCATCGCCCCTGCCATTGCCAGCACCGCCGCACCCGAGCTGAGCTTCGTCTTGCTGGAAAGTACGCTCATGGCCGTCATGAGGATCATCAGGGTCTTCATGGCCGTTCCGGCGTACTCAAGTTTCGTGGTGTTCAGGGTGCCGTCGTCTACGTTCTCGGTGATGAGCCCCGCCAGCGCACATACGCCCTGCACCAGCACCCAGAGGCCTCCGCCCATGGCCGCGATGGCGAGTCCATTTTGAAATGTGAGCATGGTGTCGGTCACGCCCTGTGCCAGTACGAGCATGCTTCCCATCGCGGTGAGGTAGGCTGTCAGTGCGCCCATTCCTACTACGGCTTTCACAAGGCTCGTCCACTTCACCTCACTCAGAGGCTTTATTGCACCGGCCACGATCCGCAGTCCGATGCCCATCTCGATGAGCGAAGCTCCGATGCCCAGCAGTGTCTTACCGCCTACCACGAGGTCACGGGCTTTCACGGTGGCAATGAGCATTCCCATGTTCCGTGTCAGCACGTACATACCGCCCACTGCCGCTGCAAAGGCCGCGAGGTTCTGGATAAAGTTCTCGCCCTTGATGGTGTCCGCGATGGCCACGAATCCTGAGCACAGAGCCTTCGTCGCCGCCGCCAGTCCCAGCAGTGCCGCCGCAGAACCCCACAGAGTCGAGGCTTTTAGCAGCTGAGACCCGAGTCCACTCACCGCAGAGTCAAAGGCCTTCACTTCCGGTTTCAGCAGCTTTGCCGCCGTCACCAGTTCTGCGATGAGCACCACCGTAGCGCTCAGCACCCAGACGAACCGCTCCGGGTCGATGCGACTCATGACGAACATGGCGCCGGCCAGCATCAGCAGGGCCGAGCCGATGCCCGTGAGGATCTTGGTGCTCTCCTGCTTCTGCCATGTTTTCAGAGCCCCCGTCAGCGCGTTGAAGCTTCCCGAAATGCTGTCCAGCATCTTCGACAGGGGAGTTGCCAGCATCTTCCGCAGGCTGTTCATGGCCTTGGCAAACTGTGCGATGGCGTAGGAGAGCAGTCCCACGTCCAGAAGGCTCAGGAACCGGTAAATATCTGTCCCGCTGATGGAGTCAAATCCGTCTTTCAGTGCCTTGAAAAAGGCCTTCGCCGGCTCGTAGACCCTGGACGCCGCGCTCTCCACGTTCCCGGCAGCGCCCTTGAACTCCTCGGCAAAGGCGCTCACTGCAGTCCCCACGATGGCAGGCAGGCTCGTCAGCACGTCCTTATACCCGTTCAGGTTCTTGCTCTGCCCGGTGATAAGGTCGGCCACAGTGCCGATTGCTTTGTTCGCACTTTTCTTCAGGTCGCTCAGCGCTCCACCCACGACACCGGACACGGTCAGGGTGCCGGCACCCAGTCCTTCCAGAATGCCCAGCAGGGTGTAGACCCCCTCGCGCACTCCGTCCGGCAGGCTGTCGGCCCATTTTGAAATTTCCTTCCTCGCTTCGCTCAGTTTCTCGCCGATGCTCTTTTTCAGCACGTCGCCCAACGTGGTCAGCGGGTCCAGCAGCTTCTTGGCGCTCTTCGCGATGGCTTCCAGCTTCTCGCTGAGCGTCCCGCTTCCCAGCAGGGTGCTCTGCATCTCGGACACAAAGCTTCCCATGTTTCCTGCCACTTTCAGCAGCACTGCTCCCACCGGCCGCAGGATGTCCACCAGTACGCCAAAAGCCCTTGCTCCGGTCTTTGCCAGCGTCGTCATGGCGGTCAGAGGCACCTTCACCACTGCAAAGATGCCCTTGAATGTCTGCTTCAGGTTCGCCGCACTCTCATCCGTGATGATGAGCTTTTTGGTCATCACATCCAGCCCTTCGGCGATGGAGTGTATCTGCTCTCCGCTGGTGGGCGGGAATATCTCGGTGAAGGCTTCGTGGACAGAGCCTGTGACCTTCCCGATGGCGTCCATGATGTTCCACAGGCTGTTGAAGAGATGCTCCCGGCCCGACACCTCCGTCAGCCCTTCCGCATACTGCTCAAGGTCGAGACTGCCGTCCGCCACCGCATCGTTGAGCTTCAGAAAGGCTTCGTAGTCCTTCTGGATGGCATCGTATCGTGGGTCTGCCTTGTCCAGCGTCCCCAGCAGCTCTGCATAGGTCTTGATGGTGTCGCTGAGACTGGTCGTCAGGAGTTCTGCATTCACTTTGCCCTTCTGCAGAGCTTTCGCAAAGCTTCCCTCTTCCTCGATGGCCTCTTCGGTCACAGCGCCTTTTGCCAGCGCCAGCTTTTCCAGCACCGTCGTATAGGCGTCTGCCTGGTCGCCAAAAGCGTCCCGCATCTGCTGCCAGCCGCTGTCAAGGCCCTCTTTCATCCGGTCGTTCAGTGCTTCGATAGGCGGCACAAAGATGTCGTACAGCCGGTTTGCCAGCTCCGTCCATGTGTCGGTGGCCTCTTCCTTGTTGCCGAAGATCGTCTCGAACACGGACATCCATTTTGAACTGACAGCGTCTTTCGTCGAGTCGATGGCCTGCCCGAAGCTGGTTGCCTGCTGGGCGGCGAGAGCGGCGCGTTCTGCCAGCTCCCCGTACTGTCCCTTCAGCTGTTCCAGCGCCTCCGAGCTGGTCATGCCCGGGTTCTTCTGGGTCAGCTCATAGGCCGCCTCCATCATGGAAGCATACTTTGCGAAGGTCTTTTCCATGACCTTTGTGTTGGCCCACTTCTTCTGCAAGCTTGACTCAAAACTGGCGATGGTCACTTCGCCTTCTTTGATGACGCCCAGCTCCACCGCAGTGTCGATAAGCTCCTGTTTCAGGGCTTTCGTCGCCGTACCCATCAGGTTCAGGCTCTTCCAGTCCTGTAACTGCAAATGCCCGGCGCTGTAGCTCTGGGTCAGGTTTCGGATGGTGCTCTGGAACGCAAAGCCCATCTTGCCCGCATCCGCCGTGGCGTTTGCGATGCCCATGATCATGGGTATCATCTTGTCGATCTTGCCGCCCGCCGCCGTCATCTGCGAAAGCGCACTGGTCATCTCGTTGAAACTGTAGCTAGTCTCGTCCGAGTACCACATCAGCTTGTTCAGGTAGCCGTTCACCTGGTCGATGCTCTTGCCGGTGGCGTTCATGATGGTCTGGACGTTGGAAGTTTTCTCGTTATACTTATCCCATCCACTGGTGATCTGGTCCACCGACAGGCCTTTTACCATCTGCTCGCCGGTGCTTATCACCTTGTCCGTGATGCGCTGCAAGGCTGTAAAGGCGATGACGTCCAGTGCGCTGAACTTGGCCTGAACCGTGTCCAGTCCCTTCTCCATGCCGGAAAAGTCCACGTTCTCGCTGGCGGCCTGCACCTGTTCGAGACCCTTTGCCGCGCCTTTGAAGCTGAGCTTCTCTTTCAGCTTGTCCAGCGTCCGCATGGTGTCCCGGCTGTTTTTCTCAAACTGCGCGTTGTCAAACCGCATTTCGACCACACGCTGGTCTATCTCCTGGCTCACTCCCGCCTTACCTCCTCCCATGCTCTCTTGGCTATCTCGTCAAAAATAGGGCGCATGGCGGGGTTGATGTAGTCAACTCCTTCCACGTACCCTCCGTTTCTCGTGCCGTGTCCGTATTGCAGGATAACGGCGATGGGCGTTCCGTCTACGATGTTCGAGTTCGACCAGATGATGGCGATGCTGTCTTTGCCCTTTTCCACCCGGTAGCTCCAGCTGGCAGCCGTCTTTCCGGTCTTCTTGGGCGTTGCCGCCGCCAGCGCTTCCACGCCTTTCTGACCGTATCCCGCCAGCACAGCGTCCAGCTTCCCGGCGCTGACACCTTTCAGGAAGCGCTCCGTCTTCTTGAAGCTGCCTTTCTGCCGGAACAGAATAACTTTGGACACGAACCCACCTTCTCTCTGTAGCAGTGCCAGCCCCTTCGCGCCCTATTGAACTCTGTTCGTCCAGCTCAGACAAAGAGTAGCTATCCTCTCGTCCCAAGCTCTTTCTTTCGCTTGGCGTTCAGCGCCTTTCTCCGGGCCGCCTGTTCGCTCTTCGATACCTTCTTGGGCGGCTTATGCTTTTCGTTGCAGACACGGATGAGGGTCAGCAGCCGGTTCAGGTGCCACTTTTCGCACTCGAACGGGATGCCCAGCTCCACCATGTCATAATACAGGACCTCACTCGTCACAGCACTTGCGGTGCTTTTTCCTGAGCGGGGTCCGGCTTTGTTTGTATTCTCGTCTTCCCGGAACCATGTTGCGGTCATCGGGTCGTTCATATATGTATAAATAGCTGTGCAGTTCTCTTGCGTCAGATGGCGGTATGCTTCGTCCGGGACCCCTTTGTTCAGGGTCATGCAGCGCACATAGTCCTGCATCTGCTCCGGGGTCAGCCCGTTTTTTGCGTCGAGAAACGGCACGTGCCACTTGCTTTCCCATTTAGACAGAGAGAGCAGCGAGTGCTCCAGCGCCAGCGTTGTGGCCTTCCGGCAGATGAATTCCTCCCGGTCAGCATCCCAGTATTCTTCACCGGGTATCTGGATGGTCAGCATCTCGTCACTCTCCCTGTCATAGCCCTCTCCGTCTGCTGCGCAGCCACCTCTCCCAAAAGGAGAGGCTCTGGCGTGACGGTCAGGCTTGTTTTTTAGTTGATATGGGTTCTTCGTTTTGCAATCGACAGTGCTCCACTTTCAAGATAAGGTTTCTATGAAACCTGCCCTCTGTAGCAGCGCACTGCCGTTTACGCCCTATTGGGCTTCTCTCATCCAGCTTAGAGTGGCCCGATATGTCAAAGGCTTCCCTACCAGGGGAGCTGTCGAGCGAAGCGAGACTGAGAGGTTTTACTGCGGGTCCGCCACGGCCAGCGCCGGGGCGTTGTTTGCGGCCACGGCGGCAGAAACTTCGGCGGCCTTCGCCTTGGCCTCGTTCTCGGCCACCATCTTGCGGACGTCTGCGCCCATCGCGCCGTTCATGAACTCTGCGGCCTTGTCCGGGTCGCTTGCCAGTTCCACGTAGAGGTCGGAGTAAGCCTGAGTTGCCACAAAGTCTGCGGTGATCTCAGGGCTCTTCTCGAACTTGCGGCCGTCGAGGCTCTTCTTGCCGTAAGCCAGCAGCAGGATCTTCTTGAACACCTCGATGGCCTCACCCACCTTGGTGCTGTGCATCAGCTGCTCCATGTACTTGTCGTAGCCGCCGTCCTTGCTAAGGCCAAGGTCCATCATCTCGGCTTTGGTCAGATTGAACCAGAATTCTTCGACGCGCGGATTGCCGTCAAAGTCGGTGTACGGAATTACTTTCTTGATCATTCTAATCGTCCTTTCCTATCAGGCTCCCATGTTAGAGGAAGCTGCCTCGGTAACACCGCCCAGCAGCTTGATGACCTCGTCCGGAGTGGGCAGGGTGCTCTCACTGTTCTCGGTGCCGTAGATCTTGTCCTCCAGCAGCTTGAGCTTTGCAGCCTCGATGAGGGTGGAGTTGATGGTCATGTGGGCAGTGGGCTTGTAGCCAGTCACCTGAGTCGGGGTGGTGTCGCACTCCCAGCTGAAGGTCTCGGCGTCCGGATTCTCGTTCACGGTCTCGTGGCTCTTGTCCGAGGGCGAAGCGGTACTGTTCCATACCAGATGGATGATGTAGCCCTTCTCGGGGTCGTCGTCTGCACCGATGCGGGTGCGGTAGCTCAGACCGAAGGGGCAGCGCTTCTGCTGACCGATGCTCACGCCCTTTACCACCTCGACAGAGCCATCACACTGCTCGAACTCGGGCGGATAGGTCAGTGCCTCGAGGGTGTACTTGAAGTTCTCTGCCGAGCGGATGGACGCGTACTTGATGTTGTCGGCGTGGATGTCGGTGGGGTCTGCGCCGTCGGGACTCTCGTTCACAGCGGTCAGGCCGTTCCAGGGTGCGCCAGTGGCATACTTGCCCTTCACCATCGGGAAAACGACGCCGCGGTCAACGCCCAGATGATACAGGCGCTCGCCGGTCTTATCCCATTCCAGTTTGCTCATAGGTCTTGTTCCTCCTTTTTGTTTTTCAGACGGTAATAGTGAACACGTCGTGGTATAAATTGTCCGCAATATAAGGGCGGTCGTGTCTGCACTGGTCGAGGCGTGACACGGCCGCTGTGAGGTCGCTGTCCGGGGTCTTGGTTATCACCGTCACCGTGTAGGAAGGGTGCTGGAGATAGACGTGGCCGTTAGCGTGTACATTGCGGATGCGATTCAAATCGTATCGGATGCAGGGGTACTGCATTTTCAGGTTGGCGGGCGGCTGATAGTACAGATGTATTTCTCCGACAGTTTCTTGCAGCACCCTCCGGAGAATGCCGTCCAGCCTCAGTCTCTGCTCACTCATGGTATATCCCTCCGAATGTCAGGATGAGGCGCGGGTACTGTACTTTCACGTCCGTCACCTTCCATTTCACGCCGCCAAATTCGGCGTATCGCATGGAGCCGAAATTCTCGTGGGCAAAAGGGTCTGCCACGATGCTCAGCCGGTTCTGGAACGTGACATTGTCGTTCACTCCATCCCCTGCCTGCAGCTGTCGGCCCCACTCCAGCACATCGCCGTAGTATTCGCGCTCCACCGTTTCCTCGGTGAAGACACTGGGCGCCGTCTCCACAGTCTGCCCTTCAAAGCCGATTTTTCCAAACCACTTTGCCATAATAACCTCTCCGTCATTTTGCTTCGCTCAATGCCACCTCTCCTGGCGAGGAGAGGCTTTGGCAGGGCGGTAAAGTTTATTTATCCTTGGGCAAGGCGTATCTTACCATTTTGAAAAACCTCCCCCTCTTCGCCAGTGGCTCCCCCTCGGTAGGGAAGCTGGCGCGAAGCGCCGGAGAGGTTTACTCCTTGCTTGCCGTCCAGCTCTTGGCGGCAGTGCCGTCATAGGTCTTCACGCCGGTGGCCTCTGCGTATGCGATGGGCGCAAAGTAGTTCTTGCCGTCGCACACGATAAGACGGCCCAGCATGAAGGCGCGGCCAAGGTCGGCGGCGCTCACCTTCATCTTGTGCTCGGCGTCAGCGTACAGCTTGCCGTCGGTGTGGCCGTAAGCGACATATGCGCCTACGTGTACATCCTCGGTACGGTCATAAAAAGGTTTCAGGGTCATTTTTGATCTCCTTTCTTCTTAGGCTCCCCTATTAGGGGAGCTGGCGCGAAGCGCCTGAGAGGTTCGTTTTGTGCCTGCCCTCTGAGGAAAAGTGTCAGCTGAGCCGACGGAGAGGGCATCCGGCGCTCTTTACGCAGCCGCCCACTCGATGGCCATAGCACTGTAGGGAGTCGTCAGTGCGCCGGAGCAGCGGGTCTCGATGAGGTACTTCATGGCGTTGTAGTCGATGTCGAAGTCGTCGAACATGGAGACAGCGCCGCCCTTGTCTGCGCCCACGGTGTAGTCGCGGAGGTTCACGATAACGGCGGCCAGATCACCGCCCTTGGCGCCCTTGCGGCCGTCCATCTCAGGCACCGTGACGATCTTGCTCACGCGCAGCTTGCGGGCCAGAGCGGCCTCGTCGGCGTAGAGCGGGCGGCCCATGCCATCCTCCAGCAGGAGCATCTCGGTCAGAGCATCCTCGGTGGTGAACATGGCCGGGGTGCCGCTGCCGCGGTACTCCTTGCGGCTGCGGATGACCTGCTTGATGAAGGCCTTGTACTTGTCCTCCACCTTGCTCAGGCCGGTCGTAGCCACCTGTACCTTGATGGTAAACAGGTCGGCATCGTTGAAGATAGGACGGATGCAGTTCTCGTCGATCTTATCCTCGCTTGCCGCCTGACGGCCATCGCCCAGGACATAGGCCAGCGCCAGCTCACGGTTCAGCTTGTAGCGCATCTCGTTGCGCAGCCAGGACACCACATCGAAGCTGTCGATGTCGCTCACGTCGTCGCGGTCGAGCTTCTGCTTCTTATACACAGTGGTCGGGCCGGTGGAGCGGCGCAGCAGGCCAAAGACCTCTTCGATTTTATAATTGCCCTTCACATAACCCTTGGCGCGGGCATCTTCGGGGGTCAGGTCTGCGAACATGCTCTTGAAGCGGCTGAACGGGATGTGCTTCACGCCGCCCATCACCACGCTCACCCAGTCGTCGGGCTTGTCGATGATGCGGGGCGTGGTATCCAGCAGGTGGTCTTCCGGGAACAGCCAGTCGATGTTGTCGATGCCGTGGCTCAGCTCATCGATCTCGCCCTGCTCCACGCCGGCGTTGTCGAAGGCCGCCTTCAGGGTGCCGCTGGTCTTTGCGCCCTTGATGATGCTGTTGATGTCGTCGATGCTGTGCTTCAGCACGGTCTGCTTGCCCGCATCCTTGTCGAAAACATTGTGCTTCATGTCGCTTTCATCCTCCTCGTCTTCGCCGCCGTCACCGTCCTGCTCTTTCAGAGCGAGACCCACCAGTGCATGGCAGCATTCCTTCTGCTCGTCGGTCATGCTGTTGTAGACCTCTTCGAGCGTCTTACCGTTGGTTTCCTCGGCCATCTTGCCGTCCTCCTTGTTGTCGTCGGAGTGGGCCAGTACGGCCTCCTCCAGCGGGTTGCCCTCCGGGTCCATGCCATGTTCGAGGCTCAGACTGCCCGGGTCGTTAAAGATAAAGGCTTCGCAGCCCTCATCGTCCATATTGTCAGCGCTGTGCTTCACCACTTCCTGAATGAGCGCGCCGGGGTTGCAGCCTGCCAGTACGAGGCTCAGTTCCCGGATGACGCCGTGTTTCACCACCTGTCCGGCCTTCTGCAGACCGTTGGCCCAGATGGAAAAAGCGTTCAGATCGCCGTTCTCCACGCACTTCTTGGCCGTCTGGCCGGTGGGCGTGTCGTTGAACTTGGCGTAGGCGTAGACCCCGCCCTTGCGGTTTTCCAGCAGTGCATGGCCGATGACATTGTCAAGGCTCGAGTGGTCGTGGTTGTACACCATCGGCACAGTCTGGCCGCTGCAGCCCTTGAATGCGTCTTCGGCGATGGTCAGCCCGTCGTAACACTTCGTGTTCGCCTTCGTCGCCCAGCCGCTGCAATCGTAGTCAAAATTCACCATTTTGATTTCTCCTTTCTTTTAAGATTCATTTACCATCTGCTCCACAGCCTCTCGCCCTCTTGCGGCGGGGTCACTGCCAATCTGTGCCACCTGTCCCGCGTTGGGAGAAAGATTCTTGTTCCGCAGCTGGTCTGCCTTGGGGTCTTTCGAGGGTTTCATTCCGATGACCTGACGGAACTCATTCGACGTCATGATCTCGTTACGGGTGAACTTGTCGGCCATCTCGGCCACCATCGAGACGGGTGCCAGCTTGAACGGGTCGCGGAAGTACATGATGCTCTGCTTAGCCTTGAGGTCTTCGCGGCTCAGGAACTTCCGTTTCAGCTCGTCCACCACAGCCGCCACAAGGGGCTCGATGACTCGGTTCTCGTAATTGGTCATGACAGTGTCGTCCGCTGTGCCGTTCATGATCTCCGGCGTCAGCCCCAGCTGGCTGTAAGCCATGTTGGTCAGGTACTCGATGCTTTTCAGCAGGTTGTTCTCGAGGCTCCGGTTCAGCTGGGTGATATGCTCCGTGGCGTCGATGTAGCCAATGCCGTATCGGCTACCCGCCAGCTGCTCTTCCAGTGTCTTCCGCCGCTCCTGCGCCTGTTCTTTCCGGGCAGGGCTTTTCACGGTGTAGGGCAGTTGGATGATGAGGTCGAGCTTTCCGCTTCCGGCCTGCTCGTCCACGGCGTCCATGATGCGCAGCTTGCTGATGAGCCGCTGGACGGTGCTGTTGGGCTCGTTCATGACAGAGTAGAAGGGGTTCTCCACGATAGCCACCTGCTCTTTCGGCAGGATGACTTCTTCCTTCTGCCCGGTCCTGTCGTTGTAAAGCTCAACCCGCACATCGTCCGGGTACCACTCCTTCACCTTGCCCACCCGCATCGACCGGATTTCTGTCTCCCCCGTCACCTGGTCCTCGTCGATGTCCACCGGCACGATGACGATGACACCTTCGTCCAGCAGGGAGAGATAGATGTCGTACCGCAGAGCCCTGCCCGTCTGGTCCTTGTTGGCCGAAAGATTCAGGCATGAATTAAGGCCCGAGTCCAACACCGCATCGAAGCGGTCGTTTTTGTCGAGCCTTACGTGGTTTATGGTGATCGCTGTGGCGTCCTGCGCCATCCGGGCGTAAATTGCCGTCAGGATGGTGCGGTCGGTCGTCCGGTTCAGCCTTGGTCGGTCGGGCCGGTAGCTGTAGCCCCCTCCGTACATCCGGGGAGGGTCCCGGTTCAGAAATGCGTTCCAGGCGTGTTTCAGCCTGGAGCCAAAGGTATTAGGCATCTTTATCCTTTCTATCGCAGGTCGAGAAATTAAGGCAGCATACAAACAGCTATTTCTGGTCGTCTTTCTTCTGCTGGTCCTGCTTTGCGGCACTGCCGTTCACCACAGCATTCGCCAGTTCAGGGTTGCCCAGCACATCCGAAACGAATTTCTTCGCGCCGTAGCTCATCACGCCCGCTGTCGCCTTGGTCAGCACCTGCTTTCCGGCGTCCGACATGACCTGCTTCACAAAGCTCTTGCCGCCGTACACGTCGTTCCTCAGCTGCTTCACGTCCTTCTGGAGCTGCAAGCGCTCCTTCTCGGCCTTCAGCTCCTTGTTGGGGTCGTCGGCCCGGATGTTGGTCTGCCCCTGTAAGTCGCGGTACTGCTTTTCCATCTGAAGCCGGTTGATGCGCGCCCGCAGCTCCTCATCGGAGTAATCCTCGGCTTTCTTGCCCGAGCGCTTCGGCGCATACTCCACCTGTTCGGCGTCCTCGCCTGCATTCCCGTCTCCATAGTGCTTCCTTCCCGCCGCAGTCAGGGTGCCATCCTTGTTCTGGTACCGCCGCACACCCCACTTCATGCCCTTGATGCCCCAGTGGTACAGTTCGTCTTTGTATCCCTGCATTTTTTGCAGTCACCTCCTGTCAGGAGTCGATTTTGTTGGCGGCTTCGCGAAGCAGGGACGCCACTTTTGCTTTGCCTTTCTTTGCCGCATTTTTCAGATTCCGCTTTGCTTTGCGAACGGTTTTATTGTCGTGAATGCGCTTAGAAGTTGCAGATGCAGACGCGCCTGTAAGATAGCTGGTCTTTTTCCCTGTCCAGTCATTGGCGTCGCGGTACTCTACTTGGGTCTTATCGTGGATTCGCAGAGTGTCAATCCCCTTCTTCTTGGACTTTTCGATGTCGGCCTGCGCGTATTGCATACCTGTCATAGTACCGACGCCGGTCACATAGGTGGTATGCTTGCCGTCATCTTTACCCCGGCCTTTCCGATCGTTCGGGCTTCCTCCGTTTCCCTTTCCATTGTTTTTAATAAACTGCAATGTCCCATTCTGCCGGGTCATATACGCGCCATATTCCCGGGCATCGTAGAAATAACGATACTGCGGAAAGCCGAGTTTGTTCGTTCCCGTGCGCACACGAGCATAATACTTATGCCCCTTCCGCTCTTTGCCAAGTCCGCTGTGCTCCAGATAATTCCACCAGTCGTTCATATCGTTCCCTCACTTTCACTCTCTGGTAATACTTATGGTTCTTCAGCTCACTACCCTTCCCGAACAGCCCGTGCTCCATTTTGAATTTCTCACCTCCGGTTTATCAACCCTCACTCAAATGCATCCCGGTTCAGCTTCCACGCCACGTAGGCATCCATCAGCGCCGCCACGGCGTCGATCTTCTTGTCGTGCCGCTGCTTGTAGAGCTTCCGGTTTCCGTTGGTGTCCTCCAGCGTGATGCAGTTGCCCATGGCAAACTCCATCAGTGCCTCATCGAACAGCAGCTTTCTCTGTTCGCTCAACTTCTTCAGTTCGCCCAGCGGTACGCTCTCCGTCCTTGCGCCCTGAATGACCTTCTCGATGCCAAAGGGGCCGTTCTCCTGCGCCCACCGCTCCACGAATTCCTTCGCGTTGTAGGGGTCGTAGCCAAAGGCCCGCACGTCGTACTCGCTCTGCAGGATGTAGGCGTCGAGGTCATCGTAAACCTGCATCATATCCAGCACAGTCCCGTCGAACACCTGCAAAGTGCCTTCGTTCATGAACTCTTCGTACTTCTGCCGCATCGCCAGCGGAAGCTGTGAGAGGGTGTAGCTGGTGATATAATCCCGCGTTTTCACCCCGAAATATCCGTTCTCCAGCGGGAACAGGAAGGTAAACGAGCAGAAATCGTCGCCCAGCGAAAGGTCAGCGCCCATGGCACAGGGCATCTGCCAGAAGTCCCGGTGTCGATGCCGCAGGGTCTCCTCATAAGTAAAGAAGTAGGTGTAGCCTTCCATCGGCAGGTTGAAGCGCTTGGCCAGAATATCATTCCGTGCGCCGGGTGAGTTTTCCGCGCGTTCCACATCCAGCTGGTAAGTCTCGTAGCTCACAGTCTGCCCGAGGTTTGGGTTCGCCTTCAGCCACATTTCCGGCTTGCCTACTTCGTCGATAGAGTCCAGCTTGTAGTAGAAGATGGAGACATGCGGGTTGACATACTCGCCCTTCAGGATCTCCATCAACTCCATTTTGATGGTGTCGCCGCAGCCGTTTCGGACAGTACCCTCCGAGCTTGCCGCCACGATGAGATAATCTTCGTTCTTGGCTGCGCCCTGCTCGATGGCGCCGATGGGGTCTTCCCGGATGTCGCAGGAGAGCCATTCGTCCACAGTCGCCACACGGTCGCGCCGGCCCTGTAATTTCTCGATGGTCATGGGGCGTATCTCCAGCAGCGAGCCCGTCAGGAAATTCTCGATTCCCTTCTTGGTGGAGGCCATCTTCACCCGGTCGCTCTTCGCACCCGTGGTGTTCTGGATGCTGCCCATGGTCATAAACTTAAAAACAGGCCCTCTCGCCCGCGCCAGTGCTGTCCGGAACGGCGAGAGGACTTCTTCTGCCTGTTTCATGGTGGGGGCAGTCGTCACCTGCTGGGTCGTGCTCTTATCTACCGTCATAAAGTAGGCCTGTAAGCACTCCAGATACATGGTCTTTGCGGCCGCACGGGTGATGATGAGATACTGCTTGGTGATGAGTCGCTTCTTGATGCGCTTGCGCTCGTAGTGTCCCCCATGTCCGCCGGGCTCCGGCACGTACACGCTCCGCTCCACAAAGTAGTACCAGCCGAAGATCTCCTCCGCCCAGAGCTTGAAGCTGTCCAGCAGTTTCAGATCACTGCCGTCGGTCAGCGTCAGCTCCCTCTCGCAGAACTTGATAAAGCCGTTGACGGCCTTGTCGTCGTAGTAAACGCCCGGGTTCGCGATGAGGTCGTCGATCCGGTTCATTTCCATTGAAATTTCCCGGCAGACAGGTATCTCGCCCCGCATCACGGCCTCCCGGAACCGGCCGTAGTAGATGGGCGTGGCCGTGTTCGAGAGTGCCATAATTTTATTCTCCTAAGTCCTATTCATTGCTGGTTCGTGCCGTACCGCAGCGAAAATGAGGTTTTCATCAAGGTCCATTATAATAAGGTAGCGCTGTCACAGTGTCTCGCTTTGTAATATGGCTTTTTCGGATTGTCGAAGCACTCCTTCGAGTTCGGGCATTTCCATGACCTGAAGTTAGCGCAGGTCCGGCAGAGACTGTAAGCGTCCGTCATGTTCCAGTTCACCGTTTCAGACGCCCATAGACGCATCGCTTCCTGTATATCATGCATATCGTTTTTTTATCCCTGTCTCCCTCATAGGGTGTGCTCACACGTTCCGTTTCACCGCAGCAGGAGTCCTCGCCGATCTCCGTTATGACTCCGCTTTATCAAACTCGATGTTCAGCCGGAACTCCATTTCTGCAACGGTATTTTTCAGCGCCTCCATAGCTGTCGAGCTCTGCGGCGGGTCGAACACGAGCCTTACCTTTGCGCCCATGTAGGACGCGATGGCCTTCGCCCGCTCGTCTCCGGGCAGAAAGTCGTCCCACACGGCACTTGCGTCCACGATGCCAAAGCCCTTCTCCGGCCCGACTCCCAGCTGCTGCAGCACCAGAAATACCGCGTTGATGTGCATGATGATGTCCGCATCAAACGCCGTGTAGCTCTCCGCTATCCCCAGCAGCTTCTTCACGCTTGTCAGGATGCTGTCCATGCTGCACCTCCGTCAATGTGCGGTGTTTCCGTCCGCAATGCACTGGTTCTCCCACTTCTTGTACACGTCAAGGTAGGTTTCCTTCTTGTCGCCGTTGTGGGTGATCTCATAGTACATGCCGTCAGATACGGTGGTGCTCACAAGTGCCTTCCAGTTCTGCAAGGTCTTCGAGAACCATACGATGAACACATCCTCCATCGTCAGCTTCTTGCCGTCGGTCGCATCCACATGACTGTTGAAGTAGTCCACCACCAGCTGCTTTGCGCGGTTCATCATAGCTTCGTTGTCCATTTTGAATCCTCCTCTGTTTTTTCTTTCGTTGTCAGGTAAAGCGGCCCATCATCGTTTTATCCTTCCATAACCTGTTCCCAGTCGTCGCAGCAGGTCACGTTCAGCATCATGCCAATATCTTTGACCTTGCGGAAGTTGACCTCTTCGCCGTTTTCCTTGTGGATCAGAAGCTCTGTGCCGGAAATATGCCAGTAGGCGTCCTTCCAGCCCCGCCGTTTCACTTTGTGTCCCTGCTTCATGGTAAGCCAAGCCGTCGTCCAGTTCATCCTATTTCCTCCAAGGGCAGGTATCCCCTGCTGTTCTCTTGCCATCCGGCATCTTCGGCCCGTCCCCGGTGCCGTAATGGATGGCCTTGTGTGTCGCATCCGACATGCTGATAACATTTTCCGGGTCGAACAGTGCTTCCCGGTGCTCGAGAATATCCTCTTTCGTCAGAGGGTTGATGTGGTGTATCGTAATGCGCGCCCGGCTCACCTTTCCTCCGCTGGCTGTGATGTCTGCGATAGGATGGTCTTTGCACCCGAGGTCGCAGCCTCCGTCTCGCACGATGATCCTGTCCCGGAACTGCCGCCACTCCTTCGAGCGGTAAAAGTCCTGGTTCAGGTATCGGTCAAACCCGAAGGTGTCCTTTCCCACCGTCCCGTGAAGCTGTAAATACTTCAGCCTCTCCTCGAATGTCCCACATCGGCACATTTCGCTGTAGCTTTTCATTTCAGTGTCCTCATGAGTTCGTACACCAGTAATATCATGCCATGTAGGTCCGCCCCGCAAAGTGCAATCCAACTCAAGGTATTATCCGGTTTCTTCCCCAGCCATACCGCCAGCAGAAAGGCCGCAAAACATGCAAGGAAGCTCGACAACAGTATCCTCTTGAACTCTGTCATAGAGCCGCCTCTTTCTCAGATGTACCCGTGGTCCATTGCAAATGCACCCGCAATCAGGAATGTAACTGTCATAAGAAACACGGCCCACACCATATTGTCCTGTTTCTCATTCACGCCGCCGTATTCACCGAACCAGAACACCTCTCCAAACAACGCCGGGACTGCCACGACCCAAAGCATCCGGAACACCTCAGCACTCATACTCTTCTCCTTCGCCATCATCCTCGCCGGAATACTCTTTCATGGACTTGAGCACTTCCAGGTACAGCTCCTCGTTGTCCTTTGCTGCATTGATGGCCTCAGTCTTAGCCCGCAGGAGCTTGTTCTCTTCCTCGAGCTTCTGCTTTTCCAGCATCGTCTTACTCGTCGCCAGCTTCAGGAAGTGGGTGGTCTCTGCAGAAGAGGCTGTTCCTTCCCGTATCCGCTTTTCCACCAAGTCCATCGCCAGTGAGATCATCTGGTTTTCTCTCGCTTCCGGAGTCAGTGCCGGCCTCATTGCGGGCAAGTCAGCGCCGGAAGTTTTTCTTGCGCCCATTTCCGGCACCATCCTTTCTGTAAAATTCTGTCAAATATTGTTCGCGTTCTCATCCGCCAGATTTTGGTTTACCCGCCATTGCTGGCGTTTTTGTTTTTGCAAAGTTTGTCACGAATAACTTAATGACAAAAATAAAAGGCTTTTCTAAGGGTTCACGGGTATGTCAGAGCAAAGCAGTAACTCGACACAAAAGGAGGAAATGATTTTGGGAAAGTTCTATTGGAGGTTGAACGATCATGAAAACGTATCCATACCCGTACCACAAAGGTATAATAAGGGAGTGTACCCGTGAACCCTTAGAAAAACCGCCGAAGCCCGGTCTACTCCCCAGACCTCGGCAAGTTTGCTCTATAAAATATCAATGGAGGTCGATACCAGGCATGAAAGCCCAAATATCAATTTTCCCTCCGGAGAAATATCAAAGACCGGCGCGATTTGAGAGGGGGTGTTGATTTTGCGACCCCCTCCCTATCCCCTTACGCGCTTTGCGCAAGGGTCGTGTCGTCTTCGACCTCCATCTTGAGCTTCTTGTAGATGTTGAGCGGGTCATTGGCGATGATTTTGTCAATAGCCTGCTCAATTTCGTATGCGTTCTCTGCATCCGTCAGCTGGTCAGAGGTATAGGCCAGCCGCATCAGCAGTCCGCAGGAGTTGTAGCCCTTATCCATATCGAAACGATACCAGTCGTCGAATTGGCTGTAGGGATTATAAGGGTTATCGGTCGTTGTTAAAAAGCATCGAATCATAGTTCAAAGCCTTCCTTACTTATTCAGAGCACTGTAAACAGTGGACTCGGGAACACCACAAGCTTTGGCAATTTCGTTATAGGTATACCCGTTGGCGAGCATCGCTTTTGCTTTGCCCATCTTCGCACTGGTCATTACAGTTGCTGTCTTCGGCATCGCACGTTTGACGATTTCGTCTGACTTGGAGGCATTCAGAATCTTTGTCAGCTTGGAATCGGAAATCGCGCCTTTCTGCACGGCTTCCCATTCGCGGTCTGTGAACACAATGCGTGTCTTGCTTCCGCTTGCGCCGATTGAATCACGCGCACGCTGCATCTCAACGGAAGAGATCTTCTTGATTTCCTTCTTGTCAAGCTTAGGATCAAGGTCCAGAGCCTGAATCTTTGCCTTAATGTTCGCGTTTGCTATCACCATGGCGCGGCGCTCTTTCGGCTTGTTAGCAATGACAGACTCAAGCTTCGCGTTGATAGAATCAACTTCCGCGCGATACTCTTTGGCAGCCGCAGGGCTGTAAACCAAGCCCTTCATGTTAGCAGCTTCTTTCCGAGCCTTCCGTCCAAGTGCTTTCAGCTCGTTCGAGAAATCTGCATACAGATTCTCCTGCGGCGTACCGGAAGAGAGGGTGCGCGCATCGGGCGTCATGGAAATAAGGCTTACCTTCTGCTGTGCATCAACAAACTCGCCTTTCTTCTTATCGAAATACCGGCGGCCAGACTCTTTGTAGATAAGCTCACCAGTTTCCTTATCAATGCGGGCACTACCCTTACGTTCGGGGACATATACGGTCTGCTTACGGCGAGACAGCAGTGTAGATGCACCACCAAAGTGTTCATTGCCGTCCTCATCCACACGGATCTGCCACTTTTTCTTCAGTTCCTGAATACCATTCTCCCGCTCAGACCGCTTGTAATCCAGCTTGTGTTTTTCTGCATCGATGACAACCATCGAATGCTTGACTGCACGAGCAATCTCCTTTTCATCTGCACCGCGGAGTGTCATATCCGTGATGAGGTTAGAGATGATGCCCATCTCTTTCTGCTTTTCTTCCTTCTTCATCAGGCGTACGCCATTCGGGTTGCCTTCCGGGACAGCATAAGCAGTCTTAGGGTCAAAGTCTTTCAGGTCTCTCAGTGCCGCTGTCGCTTTGACAGCCACCTTGCTGGAAATGGGGATAGCAACGACAGTATCACCATCGAAATCTGCACCAGACAGGCGCTCTGCAACTTTGGAGTTGATACCGATGGCATCCTGAATATTGCCGAAGTTCCGCTTGCCACTGACATTCTTGTTGTTGACCGTGACGATAGGAATCTCGAAAGTGCCCGCATGAGGATAACGAATCAGCGCAAGCTGAGTGCCGTTCTCATAAGTCGGGCAGTAGCACTCTTTCTCGCTGATTTTGGTCAGGGGCAGGATGACCTTAGTAGACTGACCCGGGAAAGACGAAGCCTTCAACGTCATTGAGTTCCCCTCGCAGGTATCTGCGAAATCAATCAGCAGTTTCTTCTTGATAGTCGGGTTGTCATAGTTCATGATCTCTTCGTACTCAGCCTTGCGGTCAGCCAGAGTAAGATTGAGTTGCTGCTTAATGAGTTTGATGGGCTGCTTGGAGAGGAACTGCGAAGACAAATTTTTTGCCATCGTGTCCCATTCGCCTTCCTCACGGAGCTTATTGATGGGAGAAAGATGCTTCTTCCCGTCGGCACCAATGTACTCGCTTTGTCCAGCCGCAGTAAGAGCTGCACCAAAGGGATTGTCCGGGTCGTCCTTGATGGGCTTGAGCACCTTCATCTTGGGCGTGCCAGAGGGTTTATTCGTATTGAAAATGACATCATATCCATCAGGCACATCGTCAGAATAAACAGCCATACCCTTGAGGTAGTGACTGTTATCCACCATGATGCGGACCTGCGCATAGTGGCTGTTGCCAAGGCTCAGGTCATCCACGCCGCGGCGAATCTCGATAACACCATCCTTGTCCAGACCGCCTTCGTCACCGTAGCGAATCGCAACACGGTCGGAACTCATGCTGGACGGACGCTGGAGCTTCTGGAATGTCTCACCACCATCATCCGAGTGGTAGTCACCCAAAGACTGAATGTCACCCTGATGCTCATACGCATACTTCTGGTTGTACTCGGGCTTTGCCAAAACAGTAACATTCGTCTGCTGGTTGATGTTGGTTGGCTGACGAATACCAACGCCGTAGCGCTGATAACCATACTCAGCCTCGAGGATGTAGATGGCCTCGTCAAGCTTACCTTCGGAGACGCCAAGAACCAGATTTGTGCCTTCAGACACGTCAATCATGCCCTTTTTATCGACTTCCGCCTTCAGCGTCTCGGCGATTTTCTGAGCCTGATTTGCCTTCTCGCCGATACCGTTGTTGTACATGGAGCGAACAGTAGACTCAGAAAGGCCTAATTTCGCGCCGATTTCAGTCCACTTCAGACCGTCATCTTTCAGAGCGCGAATCTGGTCGTACTGGAGCGCTTTCCGCTCATGAAGAGCCTTCTGCTGAGCAACTCGGAACTCAGTCGTTCCCATCTTGTACTCGTCGGGCAGCGTTGCGTTGATCTGTTCGAGAATCTCTTTCTCGGTGAACTTGCCGGTCTTCTTCAGTTCCTCCACACGGGAAAGGAAATCGCCGGAACGCTGATAAGGATTCTCACCAGAACCCCAAGGATAGCGGCCGGAATGTCGCTTAGTACCGTAGTGTTCGAGGCTGTCGGTCTCGTCGTCCACATCATAAAAGAATTTGATGTCTTTTTCAATCGGATTCATGCTGCTTCTCCTAACTTCAATTCCGTAATGATTTTATCGAACTCGATGATTTTGTCCATGATAGGCTTGATTTCAGCCTCGGTCGGGTTGACCGTAAAGACATCATCGTTCTGATAAATGCGGTTCTCGATCTGGATGTCCTGCGGGTGTACGCGGTACTCCAGACAGAAAAGTGCATCATAAATAAAGAGCTGCTCCATATGTGCAGGAACAGCTCCGGTCTTGAGGTCGTGGATTCGCAGTAAATTGTTCTTAAAGGTAATGGAATCTGCTGTGCCGAAGCAGTTACCCGAATAATAGAGCACCTGTTCCGGTGTCATACGGAAGCCGATGGCATCGTTGACGTAGGCGTTGAGCGTCTTTTTGCTCTTCGGCAGCTTCTGACCAAGAGCAATACACTCTGCCGCAAATGCGTGCAGTCTTGTGCCATTTTCCTTGGCCTGATAGCTGGCATAGGTCTCGGCAAGGCGTGCAGCATCATAGTTTATCCAATGATACTTACTCGCACCCAGAAAGGCGTGCAGACCTACGAGCCTGGAATGATCGTTCCAGTTCATTCAGTATCTCCTCCTTGTTCTCCGGGTAGATGAAAGCCGCATAGCTCATACCGTTCATCTTTTCTACGTAATAGTCCTGATTTGGGCGATGAGATGCTCTTGATGACTTCTTGCCTTCCAGTGCGGCCCATGTGTCTTCGTACAGAATCACGAGGTCAGGAATACCCTGTATCTCGTTAGGGTCTGCGTGGAGCACAATGCAGCCGGGAAAGCGAGACTTCAGCTCTTTCACCAAGCCGGTCTTGAATGTGTTTTCTAACATGTCAACCTCCAAAATAAAAAAGGAGTAGAGCACGTCTGAGACGCATTCTACTCCTCCTCATAAAAGAGGCAGATTTTTTCGCGTGAATTTTTCACGCGAGATGGGTTTTGGGGGCAAAAAGAAAAGCCCTTACGCAAATCACGTAAGGGCCAAGAAAATATGTTATCTGCTAGATGAGATTGAAAAATTTCAGGTCGTAGTTCGGCGCACCTGCCTCGAACATCATGTGGCCAGTTGCATCGGGCATATACTTATACTCGCCGAAATCCTCATGGGGTGCAAGATTGTGTGCCATATAGCTCTCAGGACGGATAGGCCTTGAAAATTCACTGCTGTTCCGAGTAGTCTTGCACTTGGGGCAGTACCACTCCTCGTGTGCTTCTTCGACCAGCGGTGTGCCGCATTCGCAAATCGGAGCTTTGGTATGTACCTCAGCGAACTTGTCGGCGTAGCAATGTACTTCGTTTCCGAAGCTATCGGTGGTTACCCATTCTTCAATCCCGGCGTCATTGATAAAGGACTTCTCATAGTCTTTCATTGTTTTCACCTCTCGAAAAAGTGTGGTCATCGGTAGTTTTTACTATATGCTCATTGGCAAGTTTATGCAAGTCTACATTATGGACAGGATGTGAATTTTCCGTGTCGTGGCCAAAAGCCCACTTTTTATCGTTAGTTATTATATTATTTTATTAAAAAATTTATTAAATTGAAGAAAAAAGTGGGTTTTTGGGCTTTTTGTATATTTTTAACGTAAATACGTTAAATTTTGTGGCCAAAAATATTTTCAAAAGTGGGCAGAAAGTGGGCTTTTGGGCATTAGGGTCTCACTCGACCGGCTAAATCATGCCTTTTTCGCTTAGCCAAATGAAAAGTGATAGCAGAAACATAAGAATCAACGCGCCTATGAGAACCTTTTTTGCTTGCACATCATGCTCATGCCGCTTCTTCTCTTCAAACTCCATCCGCTTGAGCTCAAGTTCTTTCTGGTTTTCCGATTCCTTGATTCTCGCTTCATCCACGAATCGGCGCGTCTCCTGATAGTCATCGAGCCGCACTTTCGTCCCGCAATACTCACAGAACATAAAGTCGCGGTTCTCATCTTTAACCGTAAGCTCGCCGCCACAGTTAGGACATTTTACTGTTCGTGCCATCACCAGCACCTCCTCATCGTTGAATCAAGAATACCATTGAAGTGTTGAAACGTCAAGGATTTTAGGGCGGAAGAGACCACTTTATATTATTTTTGAATTTTATCATGATAACACCTTTCATTCTTTGTTTTCATGTGGTACACTTGATTTATCGCCCCTATCGAGTGAAAGGAGTCCATATGTCCGATTTACCGGCAGTTCAATCCATAAAAATAGCTGACATTTTACTTTCTTATAGCGATCTGATTGATAAAACTGGCTTATCCACAATAAGTGCAAACATGGCCAACCAGTATCTTGAAAAGTACCCAAGGCCTCAGAAGGCAGCAAGTCATCTCATCAGTGCTTTTATACTTCAAATCGTTCTTCTAGGAGTGCCTTCAAGCTTTCCGGATACGCCTGATTATACTTCAGTTAAAAAGACAGCTGCTGCTGCAAGTGTTTTGCTGCAAATTCTAATGAGTCTTTCTGTAGCCTATATTGCAGGGTTTGAGCCGTCAGACCATGAGGTTCAAGTATTCATCATGTCTAAGAGTACCATTGCTTTGGCCGCAAAAGCTTTTCAACCGTATGCGGTCGAGTTTGGAAATCACATGGCTGAACATTTAATTGACAGCATTCCTCGAGAGACTATCGATTCAATAAACAATGCTGCTGGGTATCGAGCAGTTACAAAATATGGCGAAACCGGAACGATCAATTTGAGCGACTGGGAATGGCTTGGTGGACTAGCAGCGGGTGCTATTGTGGATTTAAGTTCATCAACTTTTATTGGCTGTCGTACATATCATACGTTTTTCAAGAAACTTACACCTCCCGCTAGAGCGATTCATTCTTCAGAAATCGCGGATGTTACAAATTCCGAATCCCCCACAAAATCAAAAACAACACATAGACAGTAGCAGGATACTTTACAGTCAAAAAAGCACCAACAAGTATTCCGCTATATTCCACAGCGTTTTTCCAGCTAATTTTCTTTTCCATAATAATTTCTCCTTTACTTCTTATCCTAGAATAGAAAAACAAAGAGCCGCAGATTTCTCCACGGCTCAGTGCTTTACTCCATATCTTCTCTCAACAACAGCCATCCCGCTGCAGCATACAAAAAGCTTTTGACCGAAACCGACCCATAGTAGACATTTCCCATGACCTCGCACAAGTTTCGCTTTGCCGTCTCATCCGTGCGATAAGCCGCAAAATCCACGGCCCTGCGTATCGCTCGGTCGATAGAGTTGTATGATTGTCCATGCCGCTTACTCAGGCTGATGAAAATATCTGTCTGGTTGATTTTCCTGCCCTTCCGAACGTACTCCATCGACTGCTCCAACGTCTCGCCAAGCAGTTCGAAGCCGGTCATTTTGTCCGGAATGCCAAGCCAAAGAAGAAATTCCCAAGTGGAATCGTTCATTCTTTCACCATACTCCCCTTCCGCGTCTTCACAAGAAAATCATACGTTTTCTGCTGCATCGCAATCACCTTCTTTCAATATAAAGCAAAAGATGCTAGCGCCAATATAGCACCTACGCACAATATTGCTTCAGTAATATCTTTCTCAAGTTTTACCCCGTAACGACTCCCGAAATAGAAGATTTGACAAGCGAACCCAATAGTGAATAAGACCTTATGCATCAGCTTTCACCATGTACTTTCTACACTTAGGTTTTCATAACGGCATCCGCTGCATGAACCAGATATGTGGTACCGTCAATCATGATTTGCAGCTGATCGCCTTCGTAGTCAGTCCAGTTGTCCACTTTGCCTTGAACAATAGTTCCATCGGGCAACTTAATCTGTGCCCAGGAATAGGTAAATGTCGTATCAAACACCCTATAGTTTCCACAACTGCATAACCCGAGGCAGCCAACGAGCATCATCATACATGCAACGACGCAAATAATACGATTTTTCATAGTTAATCACCTCAACCAAATATCATGTAAATCAAAAGCAAGAACCATCCTGTATATCTGATGATTCTCTGTTTTTCTTTGCCGATGATTTCAGCAAAAGACATTCCGATTGCAATAGCTTGTAAAATAATGCTTGCGAGCAGCACAATTCGCATCACTTCACCATACTCCCCTTCCGTGTCTGGTCATCCGCCGGCCAGAACGTGTAAATATCATCGAACACCACCGGGATTTTTTTCTGAACCTCCAGCAACAGCGGGCACATCAGCTCACGCATCTGAGGATGGGCCGCCACAGGAGTACGCAGCTTGAAGATGTTGCGCCACTCACGATAGTTGGCCGTCACCACGATCTCGGTCTTCAGACACAGCGGCAGCACGCAGCGGGCCTGTTCAGGGCGATAGCCGTTCATAAGCATCAAAAAATAAGTTTTTTCTGCCAATTCGCAGGATTCTACCCATTTACGATAGAACAGGCGATTCTGCTCTTTATCGATATAAAACGGTTCTACAACGGTAATGATGCCCTCAAACTTCTCCTTCGAGTAGTTGCAGTACCGCGTGCTCTCCTGTGCAAAGCTCGCAATGCGGTGCCGCACAAGCTCATTGGCAATGCCCCGGTCACAAGTGAACCGCACGCTCAGCTGGGAATGCTCCAGCATAGCCTCATGCCCCTGCTTCACCAGAAAGCCCACCAGCTTCTTCGCCGACTCACCATCCGGTGTGATTTTGTCCTCGCTCTTGTAGCAGACTCGGGCCACCCGCTCGATCTGCTGCAGTTCTTTGATGCCGCCCTCAGAAATATCGGTGAGGATTTCGTATTTGGGTTCAACGATTTTCATATGTTAGCAATCCTTTCTCTTTCGGGATCTCGCAAAATAGAATCCCAGTCTCTAATAAGTTTCCGTAAGCCATGATCATCTGCTATTGGGCTCATCGTTTCTTCATCATATTGCACTATGACACTGCCTGCTTTATCGCATCCAAATCCGCAATTCCGGCACTGAATCTTATACTTGATTTCCAGGCTTGTCCCAGTGGTCGCTGTTCCGTATACAGTTGGCCTCACTTTTGAATAGCATACCGGACAACATCTCATAAAAGATCCTCCCGCTTCAACTTACACTCCCAGTTCCCGCAGATGTCGCCACAGGCATATTTCTTGGCAAATTTCATACCCTTTTCAATGGCCTCCTGCTTGTCGGTTGCCCTGACTTCAAAGCTCTGATGCCCACCGCCATTGTCTGTGCAGGAAAAAATAAAGGTGTGTTTTTTCATATCATCCACCTCACAGCAGAATCCGGAATAAAATAAACCACAGGCATTTCAGGGTGAACGCAATGATTATCAGCCACGCGCAGGCCGTGATAGTAACCGCCAGAACGCCGCCAATAAACTTGCCGATTTTTTCATACATACTCATTGCTCCTCCTTCTGGTACCCGATGAAGTCGCCAACGCCGATGTCACCGTTCGGACATGTATGCGCCCTATACAGCCTTGGTGCTAAAGGCATATCTTTGTGATCCCACTCGAGTTCTCCATTGACCCTGTTCAGGAAATTATTCAGCTCAATATACATGATAGTCTCGGTATGTACCGTCACCGGGCAAAATTCTGCGCCACACTTTCGGCATTTGTAGATTTGGTTGTACACCATGCTCATACAACACACCTCCTCGCAGCATCCACCCGGCACTCCGCAGCGTTCAGCTCAAAGATAGCAGCCGTGATAAACGCCGGGTCACAGTTTTCAAAGTGGTTCCTAGCAATTTCCAGCTCCCGCAGAGGGTTATAGAATTTATACTTACGGGTATCCTTGAGAATATCCATCATCCAACCGCAGGGCGAGCTGAGCGTCAGGAAATTGATAACGAACGCTATAATTTTCTGAAGCATATTTCTTATTCCCTTCTTGTAAAAATAAAGAGCCGCAGATTTCTCCACGGCTCTGTCCAGAATATCTTTTTGGCATACTCAGCAATTTTGCGCAGAATTTCTACACCTCCACATCTTCATAACCTGCCGAGCCGTGAGCCAGCCCTTAACATCATCATGGCCAAGTAGCTGTGCACCCATCACCTCGATAAATCCTTGATCAGCTCCATAACTTCCGGGGAGACTAAAAGTCCCATGAATACAAATAGCATCCCACATACACTGACCTTCCGAGTTATACACGACAATTTGCTCGTTGTAATTGCCGAGGTACTTCGGGTCATACGTATGCGGAACTTTAGCGTGCTTCAGCAGAATATCCAGCTTCTGCATCTCTGTCATGTGATTCCAAACCCGGAGTTTCCATGTTTTCTTAGACATGTTTCTCATTTCTGCATTTCCTTTCGTCAGCCTCCATGGCCTTTGTGATTTTATGCTGGATATAAAGCACACAGCCAGCCTGACTATCACACCCGAATGAAGCCAACAGTCTAGCAATAGCATTCAGAGAGTTTAAATCCTCTTCAGTAAATATCATTTGACCTTTACCCTTGCTTCCTCAAACTTCACCGGCTTCTTGCTTCCCTCCCGCGCACACTCCGTCAGGCACTCATTGCAGGGCTCGTCCGTCTCCAGCACCTTGAAGTTTTTGCACTTCGGACAGTAGGTTGCATAGTCCACTTCGCGCATCCAGTCATTCATACGACAATGACTCCTCCCATTTCTTTCCAAACCGGATAAAGAACCATAAGCTCTTTGCCGCATTTAGGACATTCCAAATATAATTCTTTATCATTGGAAAACCGCATCCTATCAGGATAAAACGGTTTCAATCCGTTATGGGCAATTCTTCCTAAAATCACTCCACAATCGCAATGAATATCCTCATCTGACTCGTCATCAGGGCTTTCACTAGGTTTCTCTTCTTCAGGATCAGGCGGAAGAACCCACAGATTATCGCCACCGCAAAGTGGACATTTAAATATAACTTCATGTTCGCCCATCCGTTTTCCAGTAGCTCTAGCCCAGTGCTTTCCGCAGTGTTTGCATTTACCGTTGCGAGACACCCAATAATCACGGTCTCGCTCAGTTACAGTCGGCGACAAATTAAACCTATCATCCAACTCCGGGTGCGTCACCCGCTGGTTCAGAGCCCACAGCAAGTTCCAACAGGCAGCACGCAGGTGATCCTCATCGTCCATGCCGACCATGTACTTGGCCAGATGTCGTGCAGCACTGTCCAGAAGCGAATGCAGCGGGATACCCTTATCCACGTTGTGCTCGCCGTACTTCAATGCGCCCTCCTCGCAGTGCTTGCTGACTTCCATGATGCCATACCAAGGCAGAAGGTCCATCCGCCCCTTCCCTGCGTGCATATCACGCTTTGCACCAGTTTCAAATTCGGTGCGATCTCCAGAATCTTTAATCATTTGTTTTACCCTCCAATACTGGACTAATCATGTCTTGTGTTACAAACGAGAAATCGTCATCTTCTATTTCTAAATTCCACATGTTGATGATTAGAAGCAATGCCGCATCATCATCAAAAATACGTGCAAGTTTATCTTCTCCCATTTTCTTGAGTCTGAAAGCAATTTGCTTGCTCTGCCTTGCGAAATGACATCTTGGATGGAATAACTGTTCAGGACTTCTTATTGTTTGTCGAGCCTTTCTGCGGTTCACCGATCCTATGACCGCATATTTAACCTTATCATCCAGCAAATATCCAAAGATTGTACCATCATACCGAATCTCGATGTGATGCCAAATCGCAGACAATGGACTTTCAGGATTCGGAGTATACACTAATGTATCCTGCGTAACTCCCGACTTTTTCTTAAAGTGGTTACTTAAAAGAATCTTGTTAATCTTTTTCCGAGTCTTTTTCGATATGTTTCCCATTAGCAGAACCTCCTGATTCTTCCCTGCATAACCTTGTTGGGAATATCCAGCCACCGGATTTTGCACTTGTCTTTGTAGTCAGGACGCAGCTTCTGTAGAATCATCTTCAATGGCTGCCCCTTGATTTCTTCAAACAAGTCCATAAGATGAGCCGTCACTTTCTCGCACCATTCCGCAATCGCGTTTAAGGCATCTGCAAGTTGCTCATAGAACGTCGCAGTACGCCTCAAAGAATCATAAATATCATGCTCCATAAAATTTCCTTTCGTTAAACGCTTTCTTTGAGTTCAGCGCCCTTGAAATAGCGAGGTCGATTCCTGCTCGGGACTTTAAGTGGTAATACCAGAGATCCTTATATGGCGTATTCAGTCTGTCGATTCGCCCCGCGGCCTGCTCCATAATCTTATAGGAGTAGTTCTGGCTGTAGAATATAATGGTGTCCGTTTTGATGCAGTTCCAGCCCTCTGCCCCGGCGTTGTACTGCACGAGATAAACCCACCTGTCGCCGTCAGGAATTGGCTGGTGTTTATGACCATTCCACTGAGCAACCTCAACCCCTGTGCCGTAGTTCAACCCGAGTAGAATATCCAGCTCGTAGTCGAAATTGTAGAATATAATCACTCTTGGCCTCGTCATGCAAATATCAAGGACTTCCTGCTGCCGACTCCAATCCGAGTTGACCAGTTTACGCAACGAATAGCAAAACTCGCTGGCCGTTTCGATGGGCTTGTCCTCCCACGGATTCCAGCGATTCTTGCAGATTTGCAAATACTTCGGCTTATCGTAGTCTACGAAAATATTCTCATGATGGGATACAGTGGACCGCTCGAAGTCCATGTCAACCAGAATCCGTTCCCTCAGCCGTATCAGTCGCTGTGTGTTCAAATATCTGTCGATTTTCGGATACTTAGAGAAACGACTGTATACAACATGCTGATTATTGAACTCCGTACGATTTCTGAAGAAACCATTTGCGATGAACACCGGAATATAATCGGTCCAGCAGTCCCCCGGCGTAGCGCTCAGAAGAATCCACTCATTTTCCTTTGTGATTTTCAGGAAAGACTTAACCCATTTACCGCTGCCAACTACTCTCTGTTCATCAAATATAACAAACGCATTCTTCACACCTATATACTTTTCGATATTATTCCAGGAATCCACCGTTACCCTGTGCTCGTAAATATCAAGCTCTGGATCGGTACTCATGTAGAAATGAGCCAACTCTTCGTCCCACTCTCCCGTATCCCGTTTCCGGGCAGTCGTGATGATATAAAGATCCGGTGGTTCTGTCATCCTTGCATATTCTTTTGTGTTTATTTGTCCACCATAGAGTCTGTAGTAGAACGCCAAACTCGTTCTCGATTTTCCGCTTCCTACGCCTCCGCATAAGATGCATCCGATTTTCATACGGTTAATCGCATCTAATTGATAGTCGTAGAGCGTTACACCTGCCATCAGGTCGCTCACCTCATTTCCAACGTCACATAAATGGCACTTTTATTGCAGTGATTCTCGTAGGCCAGAAGCGAGATCGTCGCCTCTTCCTCGTCTTCGCCCTCCCCTCTGACGGTATAAGCAAAGAGCTCTTTCCGGTTCTTCCTGAACACCTTCCAGAGTTCTTTCTTTTTAGTGGAGTCCGTGCTTTTTGCAGTAGGACGCATATTGCAAGCCTTATCTACTCTGCGAAGTCCGCCCATAAATATCACACCTCCTCAAAATGGGCAGGAGTCCGTGTAGTAAACCAGGTTGTAATTCAGCGGATGGTTGTTCCAGTCGTAGTTCTGCTCGTAATCAGCAAGCTCATCACGCTCGCCGAGTTCGCGGCAAATATCATCGTTGTGCTCATAGAACCATTCCAGCGAAAGATCGAACTTGTCGCACAGTTCCGGAATATCAAAGACCCAGCTGCCGCAGTTGGTGTTCTGCATACCCTCCGAAACCATGTAATCGACGATCTCTTTTACCTTTTCTCTGCTCATAATCCTTACTCCTTCTGTTGTTCAAATATCAGGCTCTTTGGCCCGGTTGCGAGTCATGCGGGAATCGAACCCACCGTACAGCCCATGCTAATGACTCAAATAAAAGAGCCCCAGATTTCTCCAGGGCTCTCATGTGCTTATTCTTCAGGTGTACAATAATCAACGTCGAGATGCACTTTACCTTCACTATCCGTGTAGGTGACGAACTTTCTCGGCTGATGGAACATCTTCTCGTACTTCTCGACGAACTCCGGCAAAAGCTCACCGAAATCATCCTCCGTGAGGCCTACAATCAGGAATGTTCCAACGATAATATCAATGGGGATACCATAAGGGCCGTCGAGCGTCCGGTTGAGTTTCTCCATGCAATCATCATGCAGCTTTCCATCTTCATTGCAAATCAATGCCACCTCATCGTCCCACGGGTAAACAGCCTGAATCCGGCCTTCCACCTCTTTCTGGAGCGATTCCAGAGAACAGTCAATGTCGATCACTTCAGGGTAATGCTTTGGGCGAACCCTCAGAACTTTCATACTGTCAACCTCCCAAATTGCACATCAAAAATATAAATCGAGCTGTTTCCTTAGAGCCGCCATTTGCGACGTGGGCACTCACCG